AGAAGTTAGATACACAGTTTCTAAAGTTTGTAGCGTAAGGCTGACCAATTAATTTAATATTAGAATCTCTGCTTAATGAAGCAACCTCTGCACTATTAACATCAGGGAAGATTGATGCACCAGTAGATGAAGAATATTTCAGATCTAAGGCAAACGTATTTAACGCCGGAGTAAGAATCTTCTTATCAAAATGAATTGCAGCTTTAAAGTTAGCATCATCTGTATCAGCGATAGCAGTATCATTCATTGGATCTACAATGTAGCCATTTTTGAATCTTGATAAACCATTTTCATCTAATATTAATAGATTCTCTGAGCTTTGCTCTAGTTGGTTTAAACTAATATAATATTCAAGGCCTTCAATTCTACGTTCAATCTTTTCGATATCACGCATTGTATAGTTCTTTGTACCGCCTCTTTTAATTTGTACTGCAGTAGAAAACTTACCTTGTTCAGATGCTTCTTTTTGAGTTAGCGCTGGATAACCCGGAATAAAGATAGATGAAACCATTAATTGATCTTCACTTATCTTTGGTGTAATCGGGTTTTGAGATTCTTCACCTTTAACAATTTGTGATTTACCATATGAATCAAATACGATTGCATCAACTCTTGACAAGTAACTTTCTACATCTGAAAGAATACTAGATTGTAATGCTGGAACTAAGAATGTGCCAGTAAATGATGGTGTATAACTGCCAACACCTGCTGTAATAATACCTGCTGCTGAAATAGTAGTATCTGTATAATCTACTAAAGGATCTCTATCTGCATATGGTCTAAAGTCAAAAGCGTTTCGTAAAATAAACTGCTTACCGTTAGAGGCAGTATAGGTTTCTAGATCAGACGATCTTACTTTGCCGGCTGGTAATGTTGCTGTTTCATCATCAATAGGATAACTATTAATTGAGAAGAAATGCTGCCCTTGAGAAGTGTTGCGCTCGTATACACCCAATTGAACAACTAATTGCTGTCCGTTAGTTGGCTGAGGTCTGCCCGCGATATATTCCATATATGAAATATCATAGAAGTGATCGTTCTGATTTGTATTAAGCTTAAAGCTATCAGTAAAATCTGTTCCACCAGGACCAGTAGTAACACTAATAATTTTATAAACATCAGGGAAACCTAAGCTATACTTAGCAGTTGCTACACCGTAACCAACTTTAACATATGGTGTTACTGAAGCTTTAGGATGTGGTTCGGCATCTAATATTCTTTTGTTATAATAAACTTCTGCGCCGGCAGCAGATCCCGGAGTTAAATTAAGAGTTAATACTGTGCTGTTTAATGATAAGCTATATGACGTGACATTAATAGGTGTGTTTGTTGTATCTACTACGAGAACATCAGATTGATCTAATGCGAAGTCTTCTCCAACATCGGCTGTAATATTAATAATATCACTATTAATTCCGTTAACACTTTTCCATGCTCGTACTGGAAGTATGACATCATCGAATGCTTTAATATAAGGAGTACCAGTATCAAATAACTGTACTGATTTGCCTATTTCTTTAACTTTATCATTTGCAGTAACTGTTATTTCGCCTGATGTCCCAACGATTTTAACAACCTCATTGAAGTCTCCTGCTGACATTTTAACACCAAACAAGTAAATTCTAGTTGGTGTTAGATTTCTTACGAATGCTGTACCAATTGTACCATCTACTGAATTCTTTAAAGTTACTGCGCCGTAGTTAATATCTACTTGACCTGCGATTGATACTACATTTAAGTAACTACCGTAATCAACAGTGGTTGCTTGGTTTTGCTGAATTGCAGTATTAGCAACTTGATCAATAGTGAAGTCAAGTTTACCACTGTTTTCTATACGGTAACCTTTAATGTATGCTGTACCTTTACCAACAAGTGCAGTTAAATTAGTTCCTCTACGATCCATATCAACTTTAAAACTATCTAAAACATAGTTACCTGATTCTTCGTATGTTCTTTTTGCTAACTCTTCAGCAATAGAATTGAACTGTGAAACGTCACGTAAAGTAACTGCTGAGCCGTTTTGATAACGAATAAGAGTAAAGAACACTGGATCAACATCAGCAATTACTGTTGTTTTAACAACTAGTGTTGGCACCATTGAAAGTCTATCAGCGCCAGGAGCATTTTCGTTAGATGATCCATTAGCATTATCATATAATGTTTTATCTTGTAAAGAACTAACTAGTGTTTCAGCAACTTCATAACCAACTGACAATCCGTCAGGCTGATCGGTGTACTTAGATACAACTAATGTTTGATCTGATGTGAATAAGAAATGTCCTTTTTGGAAAACAACACCAGCAGATGAACGTACACCGAATGATTTACCAGCAGGGGTTGCTTGTAACGTTACGTTGATTTGCCAAATAGCAGCGTCTGCACCGGCGCCACCTTCTTGCAATGCATCAACGAGAACTGAACCGTTATAAACATACTTTGTAATTGTTAAAGCTTCACCATTTTGGAACCGCTGAATAGTGCCATTAGTGTTTAAATAATTGATAAAGAAAGTGTTAAGATCTGGTGGACGTGTTTCGAATCCGCGAGTAGCAGCAATAATGTTGGCTTTAAGACCAGCAGCATTTGATACCTCGTAAACTACGTCGACGTCTTTAACAAGACCATCAATGACAGCAGTACTTGGACCAGACACATATGATTCTACATCAAATCCTGATTTGTCTGTTAACTTTACGAATTCTAAACCGTTAAGATCTGTAAAGTTACAACCTTTAATAATAGTACCTTCTTGGTAGATATTATCTCCGAATTGCTCAACTTGATTTTGTAGAATTGATTGAAGTTGTGTCAGTTCCCGTGCTTGTATTGCGTAAGCGGGCTTAAACAGAATCTTATAGAACTGCTTTTCGACGTCAAAGTCATCAAAATATGGTGCAATATTTAAATTTGTGTTAATAGGCATCTATTTTAGTTCCTTAAAATTCTAAGATCAACTTATATTCTTCTCTAGAACTTTCTGCTCTCATAAGAGGGAAGAAGTCTTCGAAGAAATATACAGTTCCAGATCTTTGAGTATATCTTGATTCAATAACATTGTTGGCTACTGGTATATTTATCTTTATTCTTTGCCCTGTACTATTAATAAGGTCTTTAGTATAGTCAAAGGCTAGATCGTTATTGGCGGTGTTAACTTGTGGTCCCATATAGTTACATATGAAAATAGTATTAGAAGTTGGTTGTACGTCGTGTACTCTGCCACTAAATGTTACGTCAGAGTTAATATTTACTTGTGTAACAAAAGTATCAACATCAAACTTTGCGTAGTCGTCAGTTGTAATTGCTATTCTATTATCAAATGTATCTGGTGAAGCAGTGTTTGCTGTCTCAGGATCAGGTGAAAATATTGGGTTCTTAAGAATTCCTATTGCTGAATAAGAATTAGACTTACCAATTTTATTATTGTCGGTTTCTGTAATATATGCATAAAGCAGAATACGTCTGCAATGCATTTCATCAATTAGATTAAATCCGTGATAACCTTCTGGTGAAAGAATAGGTCTTAATTTTGCTCTTACATCTACAGAGTTTACTTCGTCTGGTTCAAAATCAAATAATGGATCTATAACTGTTGCTGTAATATTGTTATAATTAGAACCAGTTGTTAACAACTCGATATTAGTAATTCTACCATCAACAATTCTTGGAATTGCTGTAGCGCCTGTTCCGTCACCTTCTATTTTAACAGTAGGTACGATTCTTATTGTAGAGTTTTGAATAACCCCATCACCTTGTGGATCTCCAATAAGCTTATAAGTACCAAGTGATTTAGTAGGATCCCATACGTAAGAATCAATAACATATGAAGATGAAACATTGCTAGGCGAGTTAATATAAACCGTCATACCAGCATAATAGTTTGCGATCTGGCTTTGTAAAGATTGCAAGATAAGAATTGTACCGTCATTTTGCGGTGGACCAGCGATGATGCCTGATTCTAATGTAGGATAACCTGTGTTATCAATATAGTTTTCTACAAATATATCAGAAACTTCTGAACCAGTAATTACATTATTAGCGTCTTGTGCTAAATCAGGATTAATTGCAAACGTGCCAATTAAAGGAATATAGCCTGAGGCATTATAAGCTTCGAATTGTTGCTCAGTTAAGTAGTACATAAATTTCCATACATACCCATCTGGCATTCTATATATTTGGTTTTCTGTTGTAGGATTATAATTTGGTGGTACTGTTGAGACTGCACCGTTATTATTAGATAAACATTTGTAGATACGGTAGTCACCGGAATCGTTATTTGTTGGTCCTACTACTGAATAAAAATTTATATTTTCTAAATCAGTAAGATCGTCGTATTGAGCGTAAAGCTGATCTTTTTGCCAAGCGTAATATTTAATCATAAACTTAACGTCAGAATTAAATACTTGTTTCCCAAAAAGAATAGACTCTTTAAAAGTCATTTTACTATTAAGTGAATTGACAGAGCTAATACGATTCAACTCGCCAGTGACGGTTGAAGAAACTGCGAAATAGAACTCGTTATCAAGAATATCTTGATAGAACATTCTAGTCGAATCGTTTTTCAATGTTGTAGTTAAAATTTCTGGCATTTCACTTAACCCTAGCTTTTGTAATATTTATAAACACTTTTAGCCTCTTCTACGAATACGAACACGTGGATAACAAGTACCTGAAGTAGGTCTTGCTTTCAAGTTATTTTTCGGATGAGCAGTACCTGTTACTGCTCTTTGGTTCTTCCATCTCAAATATTTATTAGGTGCACCTTGTAAACTGTTAGTATCCATTGGATCATCAGTTCCAGTGTCTTGCATTTGGTCTGTAGATGCATTATTTATAAGCCAAGCCGCAGCTTCAGTCTGGTTCATATTTTGATTAGATTCGGCTAATATAGCAAGTACACCTGCAACTTGTGGGCCTGACATGCTTGTTCCTTGATATTTATCAAAGTTATAACCAGATAATCTTGGATCTGCAATATCACCACTTTTAGCATGTACACTACTATTAATTGCTTGACCTGCAGCAAATATATCTACTTGACTTCCACAATTTGAAAAATAAGCTTTGTCTTCTTGAGTGGCGTTTGAAGTAGCACCGACGTTAATTGTTGCTGCATATCCTGAAGCAGACCCAGTACCTCTGTGTAAGTACCATTCTCTGTTTGTCCCTTGGTAAGTCATACCATACGTGTTATTATAATCTTGATCTGATTCGTTAACCGTTTTCCAATAATCATTACCAGCAGAGCATACAATAATAATTCCGTCGTCAATAGCATCTTGCATATCAGCGTTACGACTTGTGAAATAATTTGGAATAGTCATATCTAAACTATTTGCGTAAAAGCCACGGGCTTGTAATTCTGCTTGAGTTAAATCTCTGCCAGGATTAAAATCGACACCCCGATAAAGTACTCTAGTAACACTACCTGTAGTATAGCCATATGTTGCAGAATCAGCATTAGATCTAATAGATGAGCCGTAACTGTTGTTTGATACGGTTGGATTACGTCTGCCAGTTTCTGAATTAATAGGTTTAGTATTATGCCAAGCACGTATGTAATCCCACATGAGGCTGCTGGATAGGCTGCTAGGGTTACTGCCATATGGGCTTATGTTATATATTGTAGCTTCTCTAGCCCATCCCTGTGAATTACCAGCAACAGTACCGCCGCAGTGGCAGCCATGATTGTTATC